AAAGAAAGCCTACAGAACCTTGGCCAACAAACATCATCCGGACAAGGGTGGTGATCAGGCCAAGTTCAAAGATATCAGTGTTGCTTATGACAATTTAAGCGATCCGCAAAAACGTGCTGAATATGATCAGCGTCGTCAGTTTGGAGATCAACCACAGTTTCATTTCAACACGGGCGGTGGAGGCTTTGATCCATTTGCACAGATGTTTGGACAAGGGCATCCGTTTGGAGATATATTTGGTCGTGCGCAAGCAGGCGGGCAGCCGCGTCGCAATAAAGACTTAAACATACAGTGTCAAATCACATTGTTAGACAGCTATATGGGCAAACAGTTGGATGCCAACTACAGATTGCCAAGTGGCCGTAATCAAAGCGTTATGATCAATGTGCCACCTGGTATTAATCATGGCGAAACTATTCGTTACCAAGGACTGGGCGATGACAGTATTGCTGGTTTGGCCCGTGGCAACTTGAACGTGACTATCCTGGTTCAGCCGGATCCGCTGTTTGCAAGGCACGGTGATGATGTGTACACCACTATTAGTATCAATCCTATCGAAGCCATGGTTGGCTGTAGGAAAACTATCAAAACCATCAACGGTAGCACGGTAGATTTAGATATTCGCCCTGGTGTAGAAAATGGCGTAGAATTTTCTCAGGGCGGTTCGGGCTTTCCAAACGTAAATACTGGTATGAAAGGAAGATTTGTCAGTGTGATAAACATCAAAGGCATAGCTGTAACCGATCCAATCCTAGTATCAGAACTGCGTAAACTAAATGATGCAATTAATCAAAGATCCTAATCCAATACTAAAACAAGTAGCCTTGCGTTGGGATTTTGAAACGGATACTGGTGCCGAAACATTGGAAGTTGACATGGTCCAACTAATGGTGGAAAACAAAGGTATCGGACTTGCAGCCAATCAAGTGGGCTTACTTAAAAGAGTATTTGCCATTCACCTCAAAGGTCAAGTTCCATTTTGCATGTTCAATCCACAAATAATGTGGGGTGATGACAACATGATTCAAGACCAAGAAGGATGCCTCAGCTTTCCGGACTTGTTTCTAAACGTGCCGCGCCATAAAAATATCACAGCCGGTTATGTTGACAGACTAGGAAATAAGCGTATAATAGAACTTGAAGGCATTGATGCTAGATGCTTCCAGCATGAATTAGATCATTTGGACGGCGTATGCTTTACAGATAATATTAGTGCCTTGAAGTTGGCCCTAGCAAAAAAGAAATTACAAAAAAAGAGGAAACGTAATGGTTGAACCAAGTGATAATCTGCAAGCAGTATTTGAGAAAGCTATCGATACTGCCAAAAAACTACATCACGAATACCTAACAATAGAACACTTATTGTTTGCCATGCTAATTGAAGATAGCTTTAGCAATATTATTACCGGGTTTGGTAAAGATGCTGGTTCTTTGAAACAAGATTTGACAGATTATCTACAGAACAAGTGCGGTGAAATTACTGTTCCAGATGTGGTAGTCAAGCCCAAGAAAACACAGGCTGTTGAACGTGTGCTTAATCGTGCGTTCACACAGGTCCTATTCAATGGTCGTCAAAAGATTGAACCTACAGATGTGTTTATGGCCATGATGGGCGAAAAACGCAGCTGGAGTTTTTATTACATTGCCAAGGCCGAAATTGACAAAGACAAATTCACAGACTACATGAACAATGCCAATGAAATCGAAGGTGACGAAGAAGAAGGTCCTGGCGATGGGCAAGGCGAACGTGCATTGAAATCGTTTACCAGCAACCTCAATGAAGATGTTGCCAAGAAAAAGATTGATCCAGTTATTGGTCGTGTGGACGAACTAGAAAATATTGCACTGGCATTGGGCCGTCGTGGCAAGAACAATGTAATTCTAGTTGGCGATCCAGGTGTTGGTAAGACAGCTATTGCAGAAGGTCTTGCCTACAACATTGTTAACGGTGCTGTTCCCGAATTCCTTAAAGACTATAAAGTTTATAGCCTAGACATCAGTGCTATGCTGGCCGGATCTAAATATCGCGGTGACTTTGAAGAACGCTTCAAGCATGTTATCAAAGCATTGCAGAAGAAAGGCAAGACTGTGTTGTTTATCGACGAAGCACACATGATTAGTGGTGCTGGTTCAGCTGGCAACTCAGCCAACGATCTTGCCAACATGATGAAGCCAGCCCTGAGTAAAGGCAATATCAAGGTGATTGCCAGTACCACATGGGAAGAATATCGCAAACACTTTGAAAAAGATCGTGCCCTGATGCGCCGCTTCCAACGCATCACTGTGGACGAGCCCACTGTGGAAGTGACCAAACAGATCCTTAAAGGTATTAAGAAATACTACGAAGGTTTCCATAGTGTTAAGATTCGCGATGACGCACTTGACTCGGCTATTAAGTTGAGTGTCAAGTACCAAGCAGATAAGAAGTTGCCGGACAAGGCCATTGACTTGATTGACTTGGCTTGCAGTCGCTTTAATCTCAAGATTGCAGGTGAACGTGTTATAGGTGAACGTGAAATTCAGTTTGAACTTGCCAAGGCTATTCAAATGCCTGAAGAAAAGATCATGGAAACTGAAAGTAACAACCTTGCCACACTACAAGACAATCTAAGCAAAGAAGTGTATGGACAGGAAACTGCACTACAAGAAGTGGTGGATAAGATTGTAGTGGCACAGGCTGGGCTGAAGAGTGAGAACAAGCCTATTGGATCGTTTGTGTTCATGGGTCCAACTGGTTGCGGTAAAACCGAAACTGCCAAGTCGCTGGCCAAACACTTGGGTGTGAAACTGCTACGCTTTGACATGAGTGAATATCAAGAGAAGCACAGTATCAGCAAGCTGATTGGTAGCCCTCCAGGTTATGTTGGATTTGAAGAAAATGCAGGCTTGTTGATTACACAGATTCAAGAGAATCCCAATGCTGTGTTGTTGTTTGACGAAGTTGAAAAAAGTCACCCAGATGTGTCAACTGTGTTGTTGCAAATGATGGATAACGGATTTATCACTGGTTCAAATGGCAAGAGAGCAGACTGCCGTAACATTGTGTTGATTCTCACAACTAACGCTGGTGCTAACGAAGCTGAAAAGAACGCTATCGGTTTTGGCGCACAAAGTAAAGACTACAGCGACAAAGAGTTGAAAAAGTTCTTTACACCAGAGTTCCGTAATCGCTTGGATGGTATTATTACATTCAACAAACTGGCCAAAGAAACCATGACCAAGATTGTTAAGAAGTTTATGGATGAACTCAAAGCGCAAGTCAAAGACAAAGGTGTCAAGATCATCATTGACAAAGAAGCCATCAACGCATTGATTGATCTGGGCTTTGATGCCAAGATGGGTGCTCGTCCTCTACAGCGTGTTATTGACAAGGAAATCAAACGTGACCTTGCTCGTATGATGTTGTTTGGCGATTTGAAGTCAGGCGGCGCCTTGTCTATCACTGCCAAACAAGGCAAACTGATACTTGCGGCAACAGCAAAGGAAACTAAACTGCCATTGTTAACAGTTGATTCAACTGATTACAAGACAGATTTGATGCCAGATGCTAACTAAAACCACTACACAATTGTTCAAAGGGATTTATCAGTACAAGATTGTACTGATATGTCCTGGCGCACACTGGTTTAGAGGCACTATGGAAGAAGCTATAACACACCTGATGAAAGTGGATCTTACAAGTAACAAGAGCAGTGCTCTTAATAACTGGAGATCCACATTTATCAAAACACAAGAACAGTTGGATTATGCCTTTAAACTACAGGCACAACTCAGCAAGCTCACAGACATAGACATCCGTGTGGAAAGTCCATGGATCAGTGTTTACGCCAACGATATTAAACAGGTAAATGTCCTAGCCAACTTGGACAAAGACAATGTAAAATACATAAGCCGGCCTGCTGCCAACACAATGCTAGTTGCTGGTACCGTTGTTATGCCCAAGATGGACTACGATTACCGTATTACCCTGGGCAAAACAACTCAAGAGAACTCGGCTTTTGTTGATTGGGCTGCAACTAACAAGAAACTCAAACTGACCAAAAGCTGTGTCAAAGACCTGCTAAAGCCCCGCAGTTGGGGCGGCACACACTTCTATGTTACAGGTGATAACAACCTGCTCATGGTGCGTATGCATCTGGGCGGCGGCATATCAAAAGTTGAGCGCATAGTTAAAAACTAAAGACATTCAAAAGCGATAAATACTCTAACCGCAGTGAATTCTGCTGATTTATTATTTTGGGCTTAAAAATGCGTATATCGGATCTACTAGAAAGCAAACACTTTAAACAAGAAGATTATGTCCACACCACAGAGGGTGGTCGCGAAATCAACTTTGATCTAATCGAAGATCTAGTACACTTCATGCACAACGATGATGATATCTATCGTCGTCACACATACCCTGCCATTGCTCGCTGTATTGATTACACTGACAGCAAACGCAAAACCAACAAGAACATATTTAAACCAGCTGTGGAAAACAGTTACAGACTGTATATGGAAAAGTTCCCTATTCGTGAACTTGCTACCAAATTGGATGAAAAACTGTGTGATGAAATATGTAGTAAGCTGCACGAAGAAGTTACCACACACATCCACGATGGCAAGTACAAAGGTTAAACATGTTTTTACGCGAACTATTTGCTAACTTAAAACCCTTCCTAATAGAAGGTGGCAACATATGGCCAGATGTTGCGCCATTTGATCAAGCCATTGCCAGCCATTTGGTAAATGATGTCAATCGCTATCTAGCCAGTGTGGGCGGACATGCCTACGTGATAGGCAGTTCCGCAACTCCAACCTCTGGAAAAATGAGCGGGGACTTGGATGTCATGGTAGACATTGGTCACATGATGAAGAAGTTTGGCACCAAAGACGGCAAAACCACCCGTCAAGAACTAGAAAAAGCTCTACAGGCACAGGGATTGGAAACCAAAAAGTCCGGTACACAAGTACACATTAGATTGCCGTACAAAGGACAGTTTCATCAAGTGGATATCAAAGCAGTGGCCAATGCTGACAAGGTACACAAGTTCCACCACCATGCCATTCCACAAGGCAGTCCATACAAAGGTGTACACAAACAAGTTGTTATGAGCACATTGGCCAGCAAGTTAGGCATGCTGTGGTCGCCAGACGAAGGGCTGTACGCTCGTGATAGCATGGGCAAGAAATCAGAATTTATCAGTGACGACTTGGATGTAATTGCCAAGCGACTATTGAATGCTCGTGCTACCAGTGCAGATCTGGGCAGTGTGGAAAGTATTCTTGCAGCCATACCTGATGAAACACTCAAGGCTGAGATATTGCAAAAATCCAGCGAAGGTTCAAGTTGGCAAGCTGTGCAACCACTCAGCGAAGATACCAAACCCGCAACAGGTCGCAAATACCAACACATTGAAGATCTAGTGTTTACCAATGGCAGCAACGGTGGCCTGCATGCTGTGGAAAGACTGCGCCACATGGGCACTGCAAATGCAGGTACTGAAATCAAATGGGACGGCAGTCCAGTTATCTACTGGGGACGTGACGAGCGTGGTGACTTCCATATGATTCCAAAGAACGCTTGGGATTATTTGAAACGTGGAGTGCAACATACCAAAGCTGGTGCAAGCACCATGATGAACAGTGCAGAAGATGTCACCAACTTTGTAATGGGCACAGGTGACGCAACCAAACAAGACAAACAACGTGCAGCATTTGCATCTGGACTTGGTAGTTTATGGAACTATTTTGAAAGTATAAGTCCAGAAAGCGGATACATTGAAGGCGGAATATTATTCAGCCCAATGCAACCAGCACACTTGAATAGCAAGACTAAAGAATACGACTTTAAGCCAAACATAACCACATTCCACATTCCATCAGCCAGCAACTTGGGCAAACGCATTGCCAATGCTGAACTCATGGTTGCTGCAACTGGTTACTATGATAGAATTAACGGCAATGAAGGGCGTTATCCCAATGCAGAAAAACTAAGCACTGCACAGGTTATTGTGCAAGGCACAACTTATGTGACAGAGGCTCCAGGAGTAGACAACAAGTCATTGGACGCGGCTGCTAAATTTATACAGTCAAATGCTGCAAACATTGACAGCTTTGTGGCTGGCCAGCCTGGTCTAAGCAAGCCTGGTGATATTCTTTACAAGTTCTTCAATACTAATCTGCGTGTGGCTGGTGTCAAAACCAAGTTTGCCAATTGGGTCAATGAAAATCTAAGTGAATCACAAGCACAAAAAGTGTTGAGTCATCCTGGACTAGATGCTGTGCTAGAAGCATGTGCTATGATTAGCAATGCCAAGATGAGTTTGATAAGTGGACTTAGTAAAGGTACACACGGTGGCATACGACAGACCAAACCAGAAGGATATGTGCAAGCACATCCTGGAACTGGTTTTGCTAATGATTTGCCTGGACAGTTTGTGAAAACTATTGATCAAGCCAACTGGGCTCCGGAGAAAGGCAGATGAGACTAAGACAGTTATTTGAAGAAATTGCCCGCACCGGAGAAGGCAAAAGTGCTGTAGTTGGGTGGGGACGCGGCATGGGTCACAAAGGACACATGATGTTGGCTAGCAGTGTGATTACACAGGCCGACGAAACTGGTGCTGATCCATATTTTGTTGTGTCAAAAACCATAGGCAAAGACGATCCAATAACACCTGAAGAAAAACTACACTTGTACAAAAAAGTATTTCCCAAACACGGACACATATTCCATACTGCTACAGATGAAATGCCAGACTTGAACAAAGTGTTGACACAGTTGGCGCAACACGGTTATACTGATGCTACTGTTATTGTTGGAGCTGATCAAAAAGCTGCGTTCCAGTATCTAGTGCGTCCAGCAAAAGATGGTGTGGAACCTTACAAAACTTTTGGACTAAACAACTTACATGTTATCAGTCGTCAAGAAACCAACGACCCAAGTGCAGGCGAAGAAGGACCACGTGCTACTCCCATGCGTACTGCCTTATCAGATCCCAACATGGCCGACGAAGAAAAATTCAAAACATGGCGTGATGCAATGAGCCCAGAAATCGACGATGATGAAGTTCGTAACCTAATGGCAAAAGCTGGTCAACGTATGGCAGATCCCACTTGGGGCAAGAAACCCAAAGCACCCAAAAAAGCTGTAGCAGTGGCTGGCGAAAGCATGATGGACTTGCTGTCAAAGTCAAAGAAAGATGTCAAGAAGAAATTGGCCACCGCAGACGAAATGCGCAAGTACTTTGAAAAAGAAAAAGCCAAAGAGCCGCCTGTGCATAAAGAACCTGGGGACGACAAGAATGTTCAAGCTGTACATGTAAGACATGCATATGAAGATTCGATTAAATATGCTAACAAGGTCATACGAGAAATGAAAGCTAACGAATTTATCAAGGAAGGCACTACCAAACTACACGCAGATCATGATGCTGTGGGCAAAGGAGTAACACGCAGTCGTGACGTGGGCGGTTATGACCGCATATATCACATGAACCGCATGATGATGGCCATGGCCATGGCAGACGGTCGTAGCACTGGAAAGATTGACGGTGTAAACATAGACACTTGGTTTGAAAAGTACAATACCTTGCATCCAATGACCAAAGAAGAAGACAACATGATTCGTGCAGCCATGAAAACTATTCCCACAGAGGGTAATCACGTCAGTAAGTTTGGCAAGAGTGTGGAGCCGGCAGGTGCTAATACACAAAGCCCAGTAGCTAAACAGAAGAAAAACAAGTACGGTATATAACATGGATTATCACCTATCATTAAAAACAGCATTTGCAAGTGAATTTAGTTTCTATCTAAAAACACACAATTTCCATTGGAATGTGGAAGGACCTTTATTTGGTCAACTGCACGAATTGTTTCAAAACATATATGAAGAAGTGTACAGTGCAATTGATCCGTTCGCTGAACATTTACGTGCGTTGCAAATTTATGCACCTGCTAGTTTGCAGAGATTCAATATGCTCACTGTGATAGAAGATGAAAATCAAGTTCCTGATTGGGCCAGTATGCTGAAAGAACTATTGGTAGACAGTGAGCGCATGGCAGAAATATTTCGCATCACATTTGATATGGCAGAAGCTGCGGGTGATCATGGACTCAGCAACTTCTTGGCTGACCGGCAAGATGCACACAAGAAGCACAGTTGGATGTTGCGTTCGAGCTTAAAATGAAACAATACAGGATTACCAGCGCAGATATAAATCCGCAAGCAGACAATGATTGCTATATTGCTCCGGATGATCCTATGTGGGGGTTAGTGCCAGCAAGCCAGATGGGCGGATTGGGCAGTGGTGCTGCATTAGCCAAGTATAATAATACTATGCGTCAACCAGTTGTTGGCAGTGACAAAGGGCAAATAGCCCGTGAACAAAATATACAACCAGGCACACCTGAATGGTTCAAGCACTGGTTTGGCAGCAAGTCATGAGACTTGTAGAGTTTGCCATACAGGGCAGTAACATCAGCGTTACAGGAACTGAAAAAGCAAGACTCCAGCGTGAGTTAAATATACAACCAGGTGATCCAGAATGGTTCCAATTGTGGTTTAGCTTGCCAAAGTTTATGCAAGGCGAACGTGCGGTGGGTCCAGGATACAGAGGAATAAAGAAATGAAAATTCAACACTTAACAGGTTTAACCAAACAACAGATGG